GCGACGATCACGATCCGCTTTCCGGCGCCGTGCCGCTCTCTGAGCATGCCCACGACCGACGGAATGTTGCTTGCGCTGTACGCCACAAAGCACATGCGCTCGGTCGCCTCTGTGATGCTGGCGGCAGTAGCAAAGCCCTCTGCGACGTAGATCGTGCCTGAGTCGTCTGAGCCTGTGTACCAACTGCACCCGGCCACACGTCCGCCGGGGTGGTATCGCTTCGTGCCGTCTGCGTCGATGTACTGGAGACTGCTCAGCTCGCCGTCTGGCGTGTATAGGGGCACGATCAGGCGGCCATCGCCTGCAACGCGAGCGCCGTGCAGGCCGATGCCCTTGCGGGTTTGGTAGGGGTGCTCCTGACCAGCAACACCGTCCACCCAGATTTGCTCGACTGTTTCCGCCGCCTGTTCGTGCTTTTTCTTTTCCTCTTGCTCACGCAGCGCGCGAGCTTCGGAGATTCTTCGGTTGATGGCATTCTGCTCCACCATCGTAATTTCGCGACCGAGATTTGCGCGCCAGTTGTGTACAACGCCGCTACGCCAGTCTCCGAAGCTGCCTGCGGGTACGCCATCGCCGAACGCAACGTACCAGCCTGATTTGTCACCATGCCCCGGACGGCCTTTTGTGCCGCTGCTGAATCGACGCAACTTGCCGTCGAGCACGATCTGATCTGGAGGCGTCATGCCTGCCTCAACGATCGCTTCGCGCAATTGTTCTTCCGGTGCTCTCTCGATGGTTTGGGCGCTTTGCGCTCCTAATATTCTTGTTAGATCAGCCACTTACGACTCCCTGTCTGCCTTAAGCTGCCCATTTGTTTTGACCTCCAGCTCGTACTGTCTCGACATCGGCGGATGGTCTCCCCATTGGTAGATTACCTGAGGCCATACGCCAAGCGCATCCGCGAGCTGCTTTTTGCTTCCGTAAAAGTCTATCGCTTCCTGTGTCTTCATCTTTTTTTCCAGTTGTCTTGAAAAGAAGTGTTGACATCCTACATGGACTCTGGCAGGATTACAACCATCGAGCTACCGGATGGTCCGACCGCTCGCTAACAAAAGGAAATAGACATGAAAATTACCCACAACTTCCCGGCAGTTGCTTACTACACCGACGATTCCAACAAGGTTCACGACCGCATGGAGATCGCAATTTACGACAGCAAGCGTGATCTTCACGAAGAATTTACCCTTGCCAGCATCGACGGCGACCACTTTGCCATGAACCTCGGATGCGCCCTGACCGCACACAAGCAGGACAAGAAATACATCCGCGAATTTGCTTTTGGTGATGTGGTTGAATTTGAAGGCACTCAATATCGACTTGATCCTGCCCCGAACCACAATCTCAACCTGACTGCAATCTAACGAACCCGGCCCCTTCGGGGGCCGAAGGAGACCCTATGGCAGAAAAGCACACACAGTACGAAGTTGACATCTATAGCCGCGAGGCTGGTCGAGTGATCTACACCGAGACGTTCGAGCGCCGCTCTCTGGCGTTGGAAAAGATCGCAGACATCCTGAAGCACCAGTGGATCGAGCCGGGCGAAGAGATCCAGTTGTACGAAAAGATCAACTGGTACAAGCGCGGCGAACGCGACTCGACCGACTACCGCAGACTGGATTGGCGCGCAATAAATGTTTCCAACTTGCTTGACAAGGCAGTTTGAATCTGAGACGATGCTCCGCATCAGGCAACCGGATGTCCCGACCGCCTGCAAACAGAGGAAAGAAACATGAACGATCACAACGAAATCATCGCCATCGACGAGTACGAGCAAGAAGTCTTCACCCTTGGTGAGGCGATCGACTGCTTCATTGACGACTCTCGCAACGACATGAACGACTTTGCTGGCAACGTGCTTGCCGGCATGAACCAAACGCAATGGGCCGACTTGCTGCGCGCTGTCAAGAACAGCGACGCTGAAAAGGCCGGGACCATCGTCATCCGCGCGCTGTTCCGTCCGCTTGAAGACGCGGCCACTCAGTATATCCACGACTACGTTTAATCCATCGGAGACCACACAATGGCTATCAACCTCAAAACCACCGCATCGCTCCACGCCAACGGCGTGAAGATCCTTGTCTACGGCCACGCTGGCGCAGGCAAAACCTCGCTGATCAAGACGCTGCCAAAGCCGATCGTGCTGTCTGCCGAAGGCGGTTTGCTGTCGATCGCAGACGCTGATCTGCCTTATATCGAGATCGGCACAATGGCCGACCTTCGCGAAGCTTACGTCTGGCTGACCGAGCACGGCGACGACTTCCAGTCCGTCGCGCTCGACTCGATCAGCGAGATCGCAGAGGTTGTGTTGAACACCGAAAAGAAAAACACCAAGGACCCACGCCAAGCATATGGCGCGATGCAGGAGCAGATGTCCGACCTGATTCGTGCGTTCCGTGATCTGCCGGGCAAGCATGTCTTGATGACTGCAAAGCTCGAAAAGCAGCAGGACGAGATGGGCCGTGTTCTGTATTCGCCATCCATGCCGGGCAACAAGACCGGCCAGCAACTGCCGTACTTCTTTGACGAGGTGCTGGCGTTGCGTGTCGAGAAAGACGCCGAAGGCGTATCGCACCGCGCGCTCATGTGCGACTCGGACGGACTGTGGCTGGCCAAGGACCGCAGCGGCAAGCTGTCGCCATGGGAAGGTCCAGACCTGTCTGACGTGATCGCCAAGATTGGGGGCAAGGCATGATCTTTCCGATCATCCGCGTCCACCCAGACACCGCACCCGACACGCACTACACCGAAGTGCTGCACGCCGTTCAATGGGACGAGATCACGCTGGGCGAGTGGCAGCCATACGCTGATTGTGTTGAGGAACTTAAAAAAGGAATAAAGAAATGAGCCGCGAAGAACTGATTGCAGCATGGCAAGTTGCCAAGCTCGAAGAGCAAGAAGCACAAGCTCGTCGCCGCAAATACGAAGACGCGTTGCTGCAGGAATTGAGCGTTGATGCTACGCAGGAAGGCGTCACCAACTGGACCGTTGGCCAGTATCAGGTCAAGGTCACTGGTCGCCTCAATCGCAAGATCGACGCAGACAAGCTGCAGGAAGTTGCAGCAGAGAACGGTCTTCAGGACCACCTTTCTACGCTTTTCCGGTGGAAGCCGGAAATCAACATGGCTTTGTGGAAAGCCGCAGATTCGTCCATCACTGACCCGCTGCTGGATGCAATTACAACGACGCCGGGTCGCCCTTCTTTTTCAATCACTACTGTCGAGGAATAAATCATGGCAGGAATCAATCTTGAGTCTTACGACTTCGTTGCATCTGAAAACACTGGCTCATTCGAACCGCTGCCGGAAGGCTGGTACACCGCGCGCATCGACGGCGCAGAACTGAAGCCGACCAAGGCAGGCACAGGTGAGTACATCTCTGTTGCCTACACCATCGAAGGTCCGTCGCATGTTGGCCGCAAGGTTTGGGGCAACCTCAACATCCGCAACCCAAACCCACAGGCTGAGCGCATCGGTCGTGAGCAATTGTCCAAGCTGGCCGCAGCGATCGGTCTGCGCGCTATGCCTGAAGACACCGACCAGTTGATCGGCTTTAACTGCATGATCAAGGTCAGCATCCGTCGCAGCGAGCAGTACGGCGACGGCAACGAAGTGAAGGACTGGAAAGCATTGGGCGGCGGCAGCGCAGCTCCGCAGCCTACTGCAGCTTCAGCACCGGCCACGGCGTCAGCAAAAGCGCCTTGGGCTAAGTAACCACAACGCCGCCCTTCGGGGCGGCACTCATCGGAGAAATAAAAATGGCACAACTCAAAGAAATGAACCTCAAGCGTCTGACTTTCACACTGGAAAGCACGTCGCCAATGATTCAGCACAAGTGGTCAGAAAAGGCAAAGAAGCAACTTCGCGACAAAGGCCAGAAGACCGCAACTACCAAGAACCGCGAAGCTCGCAATCCTGAAAAGGAAGCGCACGACGCTACTCACTTCACCGCAGACGGCAAGTACGGCATTCCGTTGATGGCGTTTAAGGCGTCCATGATCGGTGCAGCACACAAGGACATTGGCTTAGAGAAAACGTTGCTGCGTAAGTCTGTGTTCTTCGAGTGCAGCGACCCGGAAATGATTGTGGAGATTGAATCTCCAAAGCCGGTCATTCGCGAAGACATGGTGCGTGTTGGTGCTGGCTCTGCCGATATTCGCTATCGCCCAGAGTTTCGTCAGTGGAAAGCAAAGATTTCTTGCGTGTTCGACAAGGATCTGATTTCAGAGCAGGACATCCTGAATCTGGCAAACCGTGCCGGGTTTGGCGTCGGAATTCTGGAATGGAGACCAGAAAAGGGCGGCGACTATGGCCGTTACAAAGTTGATCTTGAAGCAGGCGTAACAATGGAGGACGCACATGGATAAGCAATACAAATATCGTGAGAACTTCCGAGGCGCTGTGCCAGCGCAGGCTCTCGGTGAAGTGTTAGATGCTTTGGAGGACAAGCTGGGCAAGGTGGAGGCGCAAGATGTTGTCGACGCCGCTCGCCC